CAGTAACGGAAGGGAAGTGCTGCAAAGCAACAGGCAGGCATATGAATCTCCGTGTCATAGATGTTCCATGTCACGGGAGTCACAGCTGACTGCCATAGCAAGGTCTCAGCAGGTTTATCCTGTAGCCAGGGAAAGTCTGTTAGCCAAGATTCACGACAAGCGATTGATCGCACTGTCATCTCGTCTACAGAACCCAATCCCATTATTCGAGGATCGACTGAAACTTCTTGCTTAGCATCAAGTGCCAATGTGGTACATGAGTCTGGTACATTCGTATTGGCCATATTGCCGACCACCGTAGGTTTATACGGTTGAATATCGGCAAGAACGGCAGGCCGCGAAAATCCAAACATCTGTGCCCAATTATTGACAGTAGATGCGGCAATCTTAGTTGCTCTTGCATATGGACCTATGGTAGGTACTCCGGTTAGCATACCGGCGACCTTAGCAACCCACCCCGCAGGGCGAGAAATAGGTCCAGTGCCAAATTCATCAGATGCTCCCATTTGTGGGACCAAAGCACCTGGTTCAGTGGCAGTGGGGATGGACAAGTGTACGTCTTCAGCCCAGACAAACACCGAAATCGTGATAGGATCATCAGCTCCATTAGCGTGCTTAAGATCCTGCATTGATCGGATGTTCATCTCACCCATCTCCTCCCATTCATCGTTGGGAATACTCAAGGCATTTGACTGCCAGAAGAACGGGAGTTCTAGGGTGCCACCTTGACTTACGGTGGGGTCTATGTACACATGTGGCCTCTGCGAGGCGGCCACAATGTCCGGCGCAACAAAACTTCTATTGACGTGGAAGTTATCTAGTTGCGGAAGTGGAAGATATGACGCTATTAATCTCCCATAGTAGAAGGAATTACCGTTTACCAATATAGTAACCTTTAACTTACACCGTAAAAGGTTAAAATTGGATATACGATTAATCACTCGCTTATTCTCAAAGAAGTCTATCCAGGGATTGAAGGTCTCAAATAGAGGAGCTCCTACAACCCAGGTAAAACTCTGCGTCTTGATCGGACGACTGAAGAAATTAGCGAGAGATGCGTCTTCCATGTCGGCAGTGCCGAACGTCGGATCTGGTGTGCTATCCACTGAGTAAGTGAAATGATCAGCACTATCCGAAAACATTACATTTTGTTGCTTTGATGGAGCAACGGAATTGATTGTTAGGTTAAAACGTTCAGTAAGCCACTATGCTTAAAGCGCATGAAGAAGAAGGCTCATTCTGCTCCTGCGCTTGCCAACTCGTTGTGTAGCGAACACTCCTCTGAATAGAGGTACCCCAAAGGGATGCTATAATCCACAAGAGCCTGAGTGGGATCTATCTATTGGCCTAGAGATCCCACCTGGTAACCAGATGTGGATCCACCATTTTAGCTTTACGGCCGTCGGTGGTGACGGCCGGGGGGACAAGTTTTGCGTCATTCCGGGACGGGGTGGACAAGATTATGGTCATTCCGAGACCGGGCCTACTGGCCCTACTGTTCGTTGGTGCCGTACGTTTCGTGCCATTTTGCGACACGTTCATCGTACGACTGCAAGAGACCGGGTATGCCATGGGCAATCTCACACATCTCTGCAACAACTTTCATTTGGGCTTTTCTCTTCTCGAAAACTTCCCTTCCAGCATAGAACCATTCGCGGAGTGCTCCGCCTATATTGTTCATAGCCTGCTGTTGGGGTGTCTCGTGCTTAGATCTCAGCACTGCGTGCAATGATTTAAAGATAGAACTGTCTGCGAGGACACCAACTTCCACTCCAAGGTCTTGGTTGAAATAGTTGTGTCTTTGTAGAAAGTCTGCTTCATCATCGCGCATATATTCTGTCGGTTTTGACGTCTTATCGGGCATGGTAAAAATCGTATCACGGTCAGCCAGGAATTTGGCATAACTGATATGATTGAACTCATCATACCCTTCTTTCACGGAGCTCTTAGCATCATCTCCATACGTTCCTAATGCCACCACTTCACGGAAGGGAGGAATCACGGGACG